ACCTTATTCAAAAGAAGAGTTTTATGAGAATTGTTTAAAATTAGCTGTATATTATCAATGTCAGATATTAGTAGAATATAATGATGATGCTTTTTTAAAGTATTTTATTAAAAACAATATGACAAGATACTTAAAAGAAAGACCAAGATCAGCTGATTCTCCTTATAGTCAGGTATCTAATAAATATGGTATTCATATGAAAACCTATCAAAAGTCTTTAGTAACTGAATTAGTAGATGAATATGTTAAAAAGAATTATGAAGATATCTATTTTATGAATTTATTAGAGGAAATGGCTGTATATGGTAAAAAAAATACAGATCAAGTAATGGCTTTTGGTATGGCTTTAATACATGATATGGACACTACAAGAATTGTAATTAATAAAGAAGAAGAAGAAGATGAAATTAAAGATTTTTATCCGCATTTTAAGAGAAACAATAATGGAAATATAGTTCCAGTTGTAAAAAATAATAATACTAACTTTCAAAATAGTAGGAAAAGTCCTACTTTTGATTATAATTTTGATGAGGAATGAATAACAGCGTAGAATTTCCCAGGCAAAATATTCCTGCTAAAGAGAAGTCTGAAGATTGGGTATTAAATTGTGTAAATTCGATATTAAGTTATCAAGACACAGGAGATAGATACCGAAATGAAAAAGTAAAAGATCACGAGAATTATTTAATTGCTGAAGGCTATTTTGATACAAAGCAATTTGAATATGTTACTGACATGTATGGTATTACTGCGCCAGCTCGTTTAGTAAACTATCCTATAATAATGCCTAAACTTGATTTATTAGTTGGTGAATTGGTTTCACAACCATTGTCATTTACAGCTCATGTAGTCAATAGAAGCGCTATAAGGAGAAAAAATGAAAAGAAAATTCAAGTAGCTGCAGAATTTATACTAAGACCAATTAGAAGAAAAATTGAAGAAGTAACTGGTGTTGAATTTCAAGATGAAGATGTAGGATTAGAGATACCGGAAGATGTAAAAGCATTTCAAGAATATAAATTTCGTGATGCTATAGAAGATCAGGTTCATGTTGGTATAAATTATTTAATTCAAAAATATAATATTAAAGAAATATTCAAGCGAGGTTTTTATGATATGGGAATAACCTCTAAAGAGTTCTATAGAACAATAATTAAAAATGGGGATCCATATCCAGAAAGATTAGACCCTCGAACAGTTATATATGATCCAGATTCTGATAAAGAAACATTACAAGATTCATTATATGCTGGGGTAGATAAT